CTGTGCCGCCTTGCGCAGAGCGGTGATGATATTGGCACCGGTGGTCAGGTCGCCGCTGTCGCTGCCGATGCCGGGGATACCGCAATAGGTCGCAAAACGGAAGGCGTCGATCTCAGGCGCTACCTTGGTGCGGATGAATTCACCAGACAGGCGGCCGAAGGCGATGCCAGCGCTTTCCAAATCGTCCATGACGTCCACGTTAAACATCCGACCACGATCGAAGTTGCAGCGTACAGTCTCGTTGGTCAGGGTCACGTCGCCGTTGACGTAGCCGGAGTTCCGGCTGTAGTCACCCAGACCGTCCATGCTGATCTTGGGGATGACGATCTCGTTTGCGTTGGCGCCGGGCTGCATCAGCTCGGACGCGCCGTC